ATATTTTTATTAACAGGAATAACATTTGCAACCTTACGACAAAATTTTGCTAATAGTTTTGCTCCGTCTGCCCTTTGCATCTTATCCATTTCGCTAGTAATTTCAGCTTCTGTGCATAAAGCAGAATACGAGTCTATTATGACCACCGATCCAGGAACCTCATTAATAATTTTTTCTCCAATTTGCAGATATTCCTCGGCATGCAAAATTTTACCTTGTTGACTACCGATAACATGAAAACGACTAAGATCTAATCCTGGAATACCTTCTAGATCTCGTTTTTTCAATCTACCTTCGATGTTTAGATAGTACACTTCTCTTGGAGATTTTAATCCACCCTGATATTCAGGCTTTTGTGCTGTAGCTGCGAAATCTAGTGAAGTTGTAGTATTATGAGTAACAATAAAATTATTTGTTAAAAATAACCCATCCAAAGAATCCAGCTCTATACATTGAGTTAAAACAGGTTGCATCTTTTCAATGTTTTTAATTGTTCTATGAAGATCTGGTTTTCGTCTTTTGTATCCACTAATTTTTCTAGGCAATGAAAATAATTGATCTATATTATTTCCATGTATATATAGTCTGTATGATAAAAATGATTTATTATTACATTTTGTCATCCTATGTCGTGTAGATACGGAATACCCAAGGCTTTCTAATATTTCTTTAACGTCCATAGTTAAACGACTTGATACGGAAGTATATTCTGCTCTTTTGCCATCGTCGTTATGTCCATCTGTGTCCATTAATCCTCTTATAAGCTTAAGCCTATTCTGAATAGACGAATATTTATATGATAAAGGAATAAATTTAGTGTGAGATGATTTTCCCATGAGTCCTAATTTTTTAAGATCTTTTGTTAGAGTATTTTTAATTTTAATATTAGAGTTGTTATTACTACTAATACTATAATCATATTTATTAATATGATTAAAAAACAATCCTCTATCTTGACAAAATTTTTGAAATTTTTTAACAATAAATATATCTGAGCTGGTAAATCTCGGAGTTTTTTGTGTTAAGCCACCATCTCCAATAAGACAACCTAATATATATGGATCTATTAACGGCTTATTTTTTTGCTTAAAATACACAGGTTTTGTAAGAGGAATTTTCCATTTTGGCCTATCATTATAATATAAACCCTCTTTTATTATTTCTTGTAGTGTCGTGGTAAAATATTCATTTTTTCTATTATTGCGAGATACTGTCCAGTTATGCTCAAGTCCACACAACGATATTGTACCATCATTAAAAGTGACCCTATAAACATCTTTTTTGCCTTGAGGATAAACACCGATAACTTTTGATATTCCACCACTAGCATTACACACCATATCTCCAATTTTAATATTACCCATTTTTGTTGGACCGTTTGGTGTGTAAATAGTTTCTGTGATAGCCAAATCTTTACCACACTTGGGCTGACCAGTTAAAACAACAAAGCTGCCCTCTGGTATGCCGCCATTTAACACAATATCTAATGACGGACTAACAGGGATCACAATACTCTTACGATCAACTATAGCATTTCCAGTTAGAATAATATCATCACCGAAATTCTTTACAACATCTTCTTTTAAACTCATTCTAGATCCTTTAATTTTGAAATAATACTTGGAGAAGCGTTAATATTTTTTCTATAAGCAACATCTTCTTTTCTGGTGTTTACCTTGGGTTGCTGAGACAATAAAGCGGTTAGTTTTTTCTCTTCTTGCTCTATAATAGAAATTAGATGAGGCGCTCGCAGAGAATAGATTTTTGAAGCCTTGGGATTCGTCAACGCTTTAATAATAGCAGCATCGGGGTATTTTTTCAATAGCTTATGAGCTGAAGCTATTTGGTTTTTATAATAAGTAGACCATTCCTTATTTAACCAAAATCTATAGTGCAGATCCTTATTTTCTATTTTAGCTAATTTTTCACAAATTAGTTCTGTAATATATTGAGCAGCGGAAACGGGTCTATTATTAGAATACTTGGAAATATACGTTGACTTGGACATTATTTTATGTCAGTTTTGCTTTGGTCTAAAAATATAGCCGTCTGTCTTTTTTGTTTGTGGGGTCATATTTTGTAGAAAAGTATCGCCCAATTGAGAGGCTGGCTCAGTCATAATACTTACGCTATTATTCTTTTTTGCTGCTGTTTGTCTAATCATTAAATCTTTGGTCTTATCGGTCTTAGCTGGTTTAGTTTTGTCTGATGTTTTGTATGTATCTACCAATGTTATATCAATCTTTAATTCTTTAGCTATATCCTCTGAAGACTTATTTTGAGATAACAAATATCTTATAGCATATTCTTTTGTTCTATTAAGTTTACTCATCAAGACATCTCCCTTTCAGCATTTACGAGCCATGCTGTATTTTTAGTTGATAAAAAATTCACATATAAATCAAATATTTTTTGGTTTACTTCTTTAAACTCAAATTGTTTTCGGCCTATCTTGGCTAAAAATTTCTTACTTTGTCCTTCGCTATATAGTCCTATTGGGTTGTATATTTTACCATAGGTTCCGACTTTAATATAAAATCTTGTTGGTTTATTATCCACGCTAACTGCCTTAGCTAAAGCATCATCTTCATTCTTAATAATAGGACGATCCATTGCATCCAAATAATCCTGTTGTCCTAAAACAGTATAGCATTCAACATTTCTTACTGGTTGTTTTTTATGATTCTGTATAAATTCATTTATGTCGGCCATATAGTTTTTTTGCCTTTCTTCATGCGTGTCATACCAGCCGGTAGCGGTTTGTCTTCTATTTTATTTTCTTTATAGTCATTGTGTTTTTTGTATAAGAAATCTTTTTCATCTTGACTCATACGATCACGATTTCTATTGGCTAAATCACCAATAGTTTTTAAATCGCTGTCTGATTTTTTGACAGAAGCATTTTGAGTTGATACATCCTTTAAGTAGTTTCGAGATGTCTTTTTATTTTGACAATGTATACAAGCAGGAGACTCTATATAGTCTTTAATATAGAAAAATAACTCAAAGTCCTGAGAGCATTTAAGACACTTATACGAATATGTCGGCATACTAGTTAAAATAAATGTTAGATATGTACAAAGACCATTCTTCCGGAATGTTCTCTTTTATCTTAGAAAGATGGTGGGCTATAGGCAAGTATTTAGTATTCTTTTGTGGCATCACTGGAATATTTTTTAATGGCATATTGGCCTGCTTTGGAGTTTTATTACCCTTTTTCCTATTGCACGATACGCATGCCGATACTATATTTGTCCAAGAAGTTGGAGAACCAACTATAGAAGACCATGAAGACTTTGGTATAACATGATCGTATGTAAGTTCATTAATATTGGGTGTTTTACCACAATATTGACAAGTATAATCATCTCTTATGTAAATATTTTTTCTAGAAAACTTTACATATTGATTAGATATCTTAAAATAATTATTAGTTTTTACTACTGCTGGTATAGGATATTTTTTATAATTAGCACCTAATATATAATCATCCTTATAGAAATCTATAATTTGTATACTTAAGTTGTGGTTGTCTTGATACTTCATCGACCAAACCAAGGCTCTTTGCCAATTGATAATGGTTAATGGGGAATAGTCAGCGTTAAGAACTAGACACCTACTATGCTTTTGATCCATCATTAGTTTCGTAAATATCTATCTGTTTTAGAATATCTGCAATAATAGGATTTCGTAAAATATCTGTGGAATTTAGATACGAAATACCAACACCGATTACATTTTGTAAGATATTGATCATGGTGAAAAAACCACCCTGTAAATGTCTATTTAGATCAGATTGGCTTACATCACCAGTTAACACCATTTTACTCTTGGTTCCAAGTCTTGTCAATAACATTTTTAATTGTTCATAAGAAGCATTTTGACATTCATCTGCTACTATAAAACTATCATGAAAATTGCGTCCTCTCATAAGCCCTAGAGGCACAATTTCTATTTTATTATTAGTTTTTAAAGAAGAGTATTGTGCTGGACTAATAAAATGATTGATTTCATCAAGAATAGGTAATAAATAAGGGTGCAGTTTTTCTTCAGCTGTTCCTGGTAAATAACCTATCTTTTCACCACTTTCTACTACTGGACGAGTAATAATGATCTTTTTAACTTTATTATCTAATAGATATGATAATGCCATTCCTATAGCAATATGCGTTTTCCCTGATCCTGCCACACCCTGACAAAAGGTAATATGATTTTCTGCTATGCTTCGAATATATTCTTTTTGATTGGGTGTTCTAGGTCTTAATTCATTTCTGTATGTTTTATTATCAACATTAAAATCTTCATTTTTTGTTAAGTCAATAGCCTTCTTATTTTTTGTATTTTTGGTTTTTTTTCTCAATTGTTGTACCTTTAAGGATAGGGGTTAAATTAGACATGCACCACCAGCGCAACTAATTTCTTCTATCCCGGTCGTATTATCCTCTGTCTCACACAGTTGCGTATAATCAACCTTTTTAAAGCTATTAAATAAATCGCAGTATATTTTCCAGTTATATACATCTTTCATGCAATAGGTTAGTCTTCTGATATCACCGTCAAAATACTTACCAGCAAAATTTTTCATCTTTGTTACAAACATTAATTTGGATTCATGATGATCTTTATGAGCTTGGTTTAATGTAACATAATCGCAAGCAGCCCATAGATTATTATCAAAAGCATTTAATCCTAGTTCTATTAGACCAGAACACCACAAAGCAGCATCTCCATACTCTTTTACGATCTCTCTACTAGTATACACCGTAGTAAAAGGCGCTTGCGGATAATCCTTATCTCCGCTTTGTGGAATAAGACTAATACCAGCAAAATATTTTCTATTATCATAGATATATTTGGTAACATCTTCCCATTCGTCTGGTTTCACAGTCACGGTGTTGCTAACATTATGGCACAAGTAGTCTTGAGTACATAGATGCTTATTCTTTCCCGAATGAACCCAGTTTTTTTGTGTTTCTTTCACAATAGCCAACATCTCAACCGCGGGTAGTTGATTCTTAAGTTTAGAACCATCCGGAACTTCTATTGGAAATTTTACAACTTCATCCGTATTATTAGCAGACCAGCGAGATTTTTCGCAGGCTTGTGGGTTATAACTCTTAAAGTGTTGGTATGGTGCTTCTAAAACATTGGCCTGCACATGCCTTATATATCTTTTAGCATGATGTGGGTGGATGCCGGAACTTGTTCCCAACATACTAGATGAGGTACCCTCCGGCTTTAAACAAGTGACCCTAGCAGCCTGATTAATTCCTATCTTTTCTGATATTCTTTTATTGGTTTCAACAGCTATTTTCGCACCCTTGACCAAGACCTTTTCTGTTAAAACTAAATCGTGCTTTTCCATAATACCTGTCATTGAAACACCCAAAAGAGCTTCTCTGTCAAAAATATCTTCACTATTTTTACCTAAATATTCCAACTTAGTAAAACCAGCCTGTAAAGTGCCTATAATAGCCGCTGCCTTACACCTTTCATAAAAATCTTCTTCGTCAACTATGGATGAGCAATTAATAGTTGATAGATTACATCCTTGCCATCCTGATTCTCCTGTTTTTTCATTAACAGGCCATAAAGAAATTTCTACGCATGGATTAAATACCATTTCTTTTGAGTCACTCCAAATAAATCCTGGTTCTCCAAATTCTTTAACACTCTGCATTAATTTTTCAAATTCTGCCATAGTGGTTGAATTCTTGATGAGTAGGGCAGAGTTATTACTACGTGCTCTTTGTGGATTTTCAATATACCAATTACCGGTTTTAGCTTTAGCCATTTCTTCATCGTCATGACTAAATAATGCTAGGCTTGCCGACCTTCTAACTCCACCGCTTAAAACAGCATCACTGCTATGCATTACTATATCGTAAGCATCAATAGGTCTTAATTTCTTTTGTCTATTAGCAATACAACGATCTAATAATGTTCTAATTTTTTCTAATCCGTTAGCTAGTGGTTCAAATCCTGGTGCTTTGCCAACACCAGAACTTAACGTTGATCCTTTAGCACGAATGTTGGAGTAGTCGAATACAACATAGGTGTTTTTATACATTTCAAATTCTGGAATAGGCTTACTAAAGTAACTACTTAATAAAACTCCTAGAGCATCAGCCCAGCCTTCGATACTATCTTCAATAACATATTTAAGACCTTCACCATCTTGTGGATTGTGTTCTAATGTTGGCAATTTAGCAACATGGTGTTTTTGGACACTAAAACCGGTACCACTACCGCAAAGTAGTAACCAAAAACATTCTTGGAAAAATCTCAATCTATCACAGTAAGATGCTGTGCAGTTATAAATTTTAGCGTTTCTTTTAAGAATAGGATCTCCACCAAACTGTAGGGCTCTTTGACTTCCGAGTACTTTCTTTTTGTACATCATATCATAAGCCCAATTAATTTCTTCTTGCACACCAGAAGCATCATACTTGGTATGCATCATATTTTTAACACGTTCTACAGCTTCTTTCCACGTTTCTCTGCGATTTTTATCCTCAAGCCAACGAGCATACTTACTAACAAATGTATAATTTTGTAATTCTTGAAGCGCAGACATACTATCTCCTACTAATTAAATGAAAAAGTGTTAAAAATCCGAATATAATTGTGCTATTAAAAGAAAGTTCAACCATATTAATCTTATTGATTGAAGTATTATATAGATATATAAATAAGTTAATATAAAATAATATTAAGTATACATTCATATTACACCGGCTAAGTGTTTCAGCCAAGAAAGATTTGGTGTAAGACGAATAATATTGATCCCGCTCATTTGTACAAACAGATCAAATCTTTTTTTAGCATCATCATCAAATAAATGAGTGCCATGTTTTTCAGCCATAACAACGGTCGTTACACCCTCTTGCCATAAGGCCATTAAACAATCATTACAGCATTGACCGGTAACGTATGCGGTTGCACCATCTGGTCTAACAACACAATTAGATAATGCGTTGCGTTCAGCATGAATCATCCATGGATATTTGTCGGGTCTAGTATTAGGAAGTTGTTCGTCTTTTAATCCTCTAGGAAAACCATTATATCCTACTCCTAGGATACGGTTGTTTGAGTCTGTTATTACACATCCATGCTGTGTTTGCAGATCATGGCTACGTTGTGAAACAACTGTAGCAAGCCCTAAAAAATAGTCAATCCAGTTTGGTCTGTCGTGCATGAATTATTCTAGGATCGGTTTAGTCTTGTGCAAGATTTATTTTGTTAACTTGTTATATAAAACAAGGGACAAAACACCACCAGCAACACCAACAACTATTCCTGCCGGCGATACACCATCATATTGACCAAGCATATACATTATTGCTCCACCCATATATGATCCTGCAACTCCAAGAGCAACCGTCTTAACAAAACCAAAGTTTTCTTCTCCAGGAACTAAAGTTTTGGCAATAGATCCGACAAATAATCCATAAACACACCAGACTAAAATACTAAACATTTGTTGCCTCCATTAGAGTTAGTGTTTCTTCGGTTGTAATGATAGTTCCATACGTTAAAATAGCGTTCATTAATGGAATACCATATTTTCTATAATCATCTTCCGATAGTTCTTTTTTTAACAATTTTTTAACTGTTCTTTTTGTAAACCACGTTTTTTCAAAACTTAAATCATTAATTTCAGAAGTCATATATGTACATAAATCTTGTGTTGTACCAAAATTTTGTAGTTTACTTTTTCTACATTCTTGTATAATTCTAACCAGGGTTAAAATAACACTTATGATCATTAAAACTGCTATAACGCTACCAAAAGATTCCGGTGGGTTAGGAATCATAGATAGAATTTTTTCAGCTATTAATTTAAGTTTTTGACGATCCATATTTTAGTTACTATGAATATAGAGTGTGTTTTCTGGTTCGCAATAGCCGCAGTCTACTTTCTTTATTTTATCGCCACTCATATACCAACCCTTACCCTTGCATACTGGGCAGTTTTTACGAGGATACTTTTTGTTACTTTCGTTATGAGAAGTTTTAATAATGGCTCCAGCTAAAACTACTGGAGCTAAAGTTGATCCACTATAATTATTAGTAGTAAAAAAAACAGTAGAACAAATTAATGATAAAATTAAAAATTTATTCATCTTTTTTTGTTTTTCTCCATCTTGGTTTCCATTTGCGATTAGGCTTAATAACAGGATCGATATTGCCTGGCTTAGCTGGTAAACATATTTTGATAATTGTTAAAATAAAAGATAGTATCATTGATACTGTTCTTTCAAGAGCTATTCTATCTAAAAGTTTCATAAATAGTCCTCAAAACCATAAGAAGGAAGTTTTTGTACAGGAAAACCATTAAAGTTACTAAAAGCGTATGCTCCATTTTGTTTAATCATGCCTTCGGCAACGTCACTATGAATTAAAAAAGATCCGTCCGGTATTGGACCCCACGACGGATGCCCTCCATCATTCCATTTACCCCAACTATTCTGTACTAAAAATGCTGTATCTCCATTAGTGTCATCGCAGGCTGTCCATGCCATACAATGACCCCAACTACCACTAGTTCTAGCAAAACCCTTACTATCTCTTTTATTACTAAAACCATAATTAGAACATACTGCTATACCATAACCATTAGCTAAAGCGTCTCTAGCTTCATCAACACTTTGAATTAAGGATACGGTTTTAATTTGATGATCATTTGCTAAATCTAAAACGGCATCGGGAACACCGCGGCCACCCCAACTAGCACCCAGCATCCCGTTATATTTGCTTAAATCTACCACGCCTTTATAGTTTTGTCTAACAAGAATACCCCCAATTTTACTAACAAACTCAGCAGCCTTACTACCCGTCATACCTTCTCCACTCCATCCACGAGCGCCATAAATGGCTTCTGTTGCTCCTCTTGCTATCCATCCTTCTTTTTCTCCGTCAATGTCAATCTCTACCGCTCTACTTATATCACAAGCACTTCTAGTACCATGGCTTACACAATCACCAGTAACTTGTCTTTCTTCATAAGCCTTTTTATCAAATTTTAATACTGACTTATACGGCAAACTCAACTTACCTTTACCACTATTAGTAATTTTGGTACTAGCATCACCAAAGTACGGATACTTTAGTGTTTCCATAAGATGATCAAATTCGTGCTGCAACCAAAT